GATGAGATTGCATCTTTGCAATGGTTTCTTGTTTTAATGTTTCTTTGCCGTGATAGGCTAGTACTTTAGTTGTCATCTTTCTGGTTCTCCTTTTTGGGGGTGTTAGTCATTGGAAAATAGCTCCTATCATTAATAACAATCGTCCTATTAAGGGGTGTTTGATTACGATGTGTGACACCTCAAAGCCATCGACAACACGGAAGCAGTACGTTTTGTTGTTCATGCTTTGTTCGCTGTGGTAGCCGTTAAGCCTACGTGCCTTCATCTTTGGTTTCCTTTATCTTCTCTCCGGACATCAACTTCATCACTCACCACACCTCTCCAGTTCCTCAATACGGTTTTTAAGTGCTTGTAATTCCGATCTATCCACTTGGACGGTTTCGGTTTCGGTTTTGTGGTCGAGTTCTCCGTTGGTGGATGTGATGCTGAATGTTGGACCGTACAACTTAAAAAGATGATGTGGACCCTGAAAGTCTTGTTTAGCTGGCCAGACATCAAGCCAATAATCAGCCACATCATAACCAGCCAAATGCGCTGTTATGGCTTGGGCTTCATTAAGGCCAGTACGCTGTGTGCCGATGTTGGCTTGGCAAGCTAGTTTAAGTAAGTAGTCCTTGTCTATCTCCCAGAAATCGTTTAAACCCTTGCTGTTAGTCAGTATATTGTGGAACGTAACACACACCGTTTTCTCATTATAGTAATGCTCTGCCTGAAGGAGGTCTGTGGTAATCTCTGGTTCAAACCCTTTAGGGGCGTATTTTATAGTTTTAGTCATCTTTTGTTTTCTCCTTTGGGGTAGTTACGTAAGGGCAGAACTCAGCGACATCACAAGGGCAGAACGCTCCAGTGTAACCAAGCCCCGCAGCGATGGGCGTTGCGGCATCTAATAGGCTGCCATCTTCGGTTAAACGTTTGAAATCTTGTGAAGCTTTCTCTAAACGCTTCTTGTAAAGCTCCAGTTGAACCATATCAAACTCAACTAGGATGAGGATACCTTGCTCAACACTAAAGATGCCCACTTTTTTAGGCCATCTACCATACTTGCCGTGAAAGAGGATACTGTAGTGCATAAGTTGGTTGCTTGAAGCGACTTTATCTTCCGTCCAACGGCTGTAACCAGTCTTGAAATCAACCACCAAATCATTACGAGTACAAAGTACATCAAGGAGACCGTGGATGTTAAAAACGTCATTGTAAATATGCTCCTCAGTTACGATACTTTCAGTGATAAACATTTTAGAGTGCTCGTTTAAGTAGTACAAGGCTGTGATAGTGTCCTTTGCTACTTCCTGCCACGCTGGTTTGCACCAGTAAGAGAGGGAGCCTTCGTCAAGGTCTTTATGTTTGCGTTTCCAAAGGCCACTCATACGTATGTTCTTATAGTCATAACCCAAGGATTTAGCCTCAGCATTACAACTATCAAGGGCTTTCCAGAAGAGGGAGATGTAAGTTAGCACGTCATTGACGCCAGGCTTCTCTAGGCAGGCGTGCGCGTAGAGCATCTTAGCGCCTAAGCTAGCGTGGCCGAGTTTGATAGCGGACTCAAACACCTCGTGAATGAACGACCCCTTATCAGCGGCGTTCCACTCATCAAAGGGCTTATCCTGCCATCGTATTTGCTTAACAGCTTTCACTGGGCTGTTAGGGTTGTACTTCAACCAAGCCTTAACACCACAGGTCTGAGTTGCCTCAAGACCTGAAACACTCATCATCCTAGGTGGATTCTTTTCCATCAAGGTATTCCTTAGCGTAAACAAATAGGTCTGGGATAGTTTCTGCGTTCTCTACAGAGGCGATGTTTTTATCTGTTACAATAAACTGGTTCTCACCATAGACACTTTTTTTCGTGGACATAAAGCCCATTTCAGTGAGTTGTTTCAAAGCGCTCAAGGTAGCGTGATGCTTACCGAAGCCCTTCTTAACAAGGTTTGCTGCGGTTGTGAACTCTTCGCCACTGTTTACGTGGTCGAGCCAGATAGTCATATGTTTAATTCCTGCCATAAGGCGAACTCCTATTAAAATGTGGTACACTGTATATTAGCACCAATTAACCTAGGAGTCAACCCCCCAGTGGAAGAATTAAGGCGCACCAATAACGAGAATAACGTCCTAGTCCCTAAGCATAAAGCGTTAGAGACGATGGAAGAGCTTGACTATAATCCCGTAAAAGAGATGGTTAAGCTTGTAAATGAGATGAAAGCCGAGGCCGAGCGTGACTATAAAACAGAGCTGCAAGTTCACAGCAAGCTCCTAGGGTACTACTCCAGCGCGCCTAAGCAGGTGGATGTCAACTTAAACGGGAACTATCAACACAGTTTCTCTATGGTGAAGCAAGCGGAGTTTATGACAAATTTATCCAACAACCCTGAAGCCCAAGCGCAGTGCGCGCCGGAGGTGATTGATATCACGGGCGGCTACTTGACGGGGGAGCTTGAAGAATGATGATTCCGCAGATAGAAGTCCCCTGATAGCAGACTATTCGTCCCACGGGACTACCAGAACCCATTTTTCTCAGCACTGATGAACCCAGCCATCAGCCGTTACTTGCTTATTTGGCATCGGCGTGCGGGTAAGGATTGGGCGGCTATGAATGGCATTGCGTCGCTTATGTTTAACTTGTACGGGGACAAACCTATCGTTGCTGTCGCTCTGGCGGGGAAGTCTAAAGCTCAAGGGGGTAACATCCTTTGGGATGGGCGTACCAACGCAGGTAACTCCTATATTGACGCGTTCCCTAAAGAGTTGATTGAACGCATTGACTCACGTGAGTTGGCTATTCACTTTAAGAACGGCAGTGTTTTTAAGATTTTAACCACCCGTGACCCTGATATTATTCGTGGTATGAACCCAACACTATTCTTAATCTCTGAGTATGACTACATCGACGGGATTCAGACTATGTTTACAGGGGGCATATCACCTATTCTTGAGCAGAATGGCGGTAAGTGTATCATCACCACAACCCCCTCAGGGCTAGGTGCGGCTTACGCGCTATATCTTAGAAAACGCAAATCACCATCTTGGTTTTGTGAGCTGCGTGGCGCGGAAGACTCTATTCATAATGGTGAGCGGGTGCTTACTGACGAGATGATTGCACGCTCCCGTTTGGATGGGATGAGTGAAGCTCAAGTACAACGGGAATATTTCTGCAACTTCTTTAGTGAAGGGGAGGATACGTTCTTTGAGAAAGAGTTTCAACGCATCCGTGAGACCAATCGTGTAACCCAAGTGCCGCACGACCCTAATTTACCCGTACACACAATGTGGGATTTAGGGCGGGACACAACAAGTATTTGGTTCATCCAAGTAACCCGTGGGGGTGAGTGGCGTTGGATTGATTATTATGCGGACAAGAACAAACCTTTTGTTAATTATCTTGGTGTTTTAACTGAGTGGGCACGCTTAAAGAACTACAACTACGGGATGCACGGGGCACCACACGATTTTAAACACGAGAACATCCGTTCGTCGGTCACTCTTGACGCACAAGCCAGACAACTTGGTTACCGCTTCACTGTAGCTCCAAGACTTCCAATTATGGAAGGCATTAACCTCACACGTTCCTTGCTTGACCGCTCCATCTTTGATGCTAAGAAAACATATGATGGTGTCGAGGGATTGAAGCACTACCGCCGCCAGCCCTCTAAATTTGAAGATAGATATGGACACCCGATTTTATCAGATAAACCTCTTCACGACGATGCCAGCCACCCATCTGATGCAGCACGCACTGCGGCAGTACTTAAAGATAAGATTGAGCGATATTCAATCTCGTGTTACACTAATGATAAGTTTGGGGCTTCTATGCCTGTACAAACTAAAATGTTGTCTGCAATGAATAAAGAAGAGGCGCAACGCTATGCGAGTAACCAACACAGAGGAAATCTTACAGGCGGTGCAAACGTCTCTGTCCCAGGCTGGTATGCAGACCAACAACTTAAAAGAGGAGCTGACAAAACAAGATTTGATGCAGGCTCTAACGGATGAGGATTTTAGCTGATGGGTGGCGGAGCAAAGAAAGCACGTAAAGCGGCGGCTAAGGAAGCCAAGCGCACACGTAAAGAAGCAGCGATAGAAAAAGCACGTGCTGCGGCGCAGGTCGAAGAGCAAGAGAAGCTTGATGGAGCAAAAAAAGACGAGCAGTTAGCGCGCACCTCTCGTGGGTTATTAGCGACTATCTTAGATGACGAAGATTCTAAGAAAAAGACCAAACTAGGAGCTTAGATGTCACTCAGCGACCCACAAAAAGACTTTTACCTGTACTACCAGCAGTTAAAGGAAGAGCGCCAATATAAAGAGCCTATTTGGAGCGAGATTTCACACTACTTTCTAGGGGTGTCTAATCCAGACTCGTCCTTTTACGGCAGCACTAACCCTGTGGGTAAGTTGATGGACTCGTCCACCGTACTAGCGGCCAAGACGTTTGCTGGTGCGTTGCTTGGGATGATTCTAAACCCTAACGACCGCAACATAGAATTGAAACACAAAACAAAAGCTTTGAACGACGTACACAACGTCAAACTGTTCAATCAGTATCTTTCAGACCGTGTTATGGACTTCTTGCTTGAAGTTGATAATGGCTTCTACACTAAAGCACACGAGATGTTGACTGAGTATATTAACTACGGCACAAGCTATATGCTTATTGAGAAAGTGGGCAAGCGTGTCCGCTTCTTGACGTGTCCCACAACACTCTGTTATATGGACGTTGATGATGAGTATAGACCTAGCGCGGTATTCCGTGAGTGGCAATGGTCATTACGCCAACTAGACCAACAGTACCCACAAGCTGATTATGCGTGGCCTCAAGAGTACGCGTCCGCATTTAAAGACAACCCTTTATTAAAGGTGCGTATGCTCCACGCTGTTTTCCCTAAAGCGAACAGTAAGATTTCTGGGGAACTTAAAGGTAAGGCACAACAAGCTAAACCGTTCACCCACGTTATTGCAACCGCTGATATTCAGCACGTGTTTGAGCTTAAAGGGTTATCTGTGTTCCCTTACACAGCGCCACGTTTTGACCGCCTCGCTGACGCTAAGTATGGCACAGGCCCTGGTGAGTATGCTCTAAACGACGCGCGCACCATCAACAAGATGGGGCAACTTAATATTGATTCCGTTGAACGCCAAGTTCGACCACCCCGTTACGCCCCCGCGCGTGGCTGGCTATCCCCTATTGATGATGAACCATCGTCGCTTACTCTATACGACCCTCTTGAAGGGGATATGGAAATCAAAGCGATGGGTGTCGAAGGCAACCCTAGCATTGGCTTGGAGTTCGTTGACAGACACACTAGCTCAATGCTTCAACTATTCTATGGCGACCGCTTACGTCAACTACAAAAGAAAGCGGAAGTTAAAGAGATGGAAATTATGTCCGACAAAGAAGAGCGGACACGTGACTTAGCGCCACAACTGGCTCGTTTAGATACGGAGTGGTTCCGTCGTGTGGTGGAACTCGTACTTGCGTACAAGCTTGACGACTTCATTAAAGAATATGAAGGCCCTATGCCAGCTGAGTACGAGAAAAACGCGCTGGACAGCCTTGACATCAAATTGAAATCCCCTCTAGCCCGTGCACAAGCTATGTTGGAAGCTTCTAATGTGAAGCGCGCTCTTGACCAATTCATTTTACCTGTTGCCCAAGTAGACCAATCCGTGTTAGAATCATATTCATTCAAGGAATTAGTCACTTACATCAATGATAAGTTCAACCTACCTGCTATTATCGAGAAACCTCGTGAAGATCAAGAGGCCGCGCAAGCACAACGAGAACAGCAACAACAGGTCGCTGGACAAGCATCCATGTTGAATGAAGCCTCACAAGGCATCAAGAACTTGGCTCAAGCACAACAAGCCAGTCCAGGTTTAGACCCAGCATCGTTACTTCAAGGACTTGGGTAAAATATGAGTTCAAACTATCTCCAGCAAGTAACCGCTTTATTTGATAAAAGGAAGCGGAAGAAACGTCTGTATGAAAATGTGTTCAATAGCCCTGAAGGGCGTGAGGTTCTTAAAGACCTAGCTATCTTCTGTAAGGCGGACGTAAGTACATTCGATGCTGACGCGCGGGTACACGCTAAGAATGAGGGCCGCCGTGAGGTTATCCTTAATGTACTAAGTGTCCTAAACACAAACTTATTTGAATTAGAAAAGAATATCATTAACGAGAAGGAAAAGTTGAATGAGCATCCTAGACGCAGTTAATCCACCAGTAACCCCTCCAGTAGAAGCACCAGCACCAGTGGAAGCACCAGCACCAGTGGAAGCACCCGCACCAGTAGAAGCTACCCCAACTGAGCCACCAGTCCACAACACCGAATGGATTCCAGAAGGGCACCGTGATAACGAGCTTTTTAAAGGGATGAACTCATTTGAAGATTTGACAAACAGATTCCAAGAAGCTAGCGACCTTAAGGGTATGACTGAGTTCAAAGGTTGGGAAGGCGTTCGCGAGAACCACCCTGAACTGCTTGAGAAACTGGGTATCCCAGCTGACCTTGAGGGATATAAGCTTGAGATTGAAGGCGCTGACGCAGGTAAGTTAGAAGCTGCGCAAAAGTTTGCTTTTGAAAACAGTATCCCCAAACCCTTCGTTGAGATGTTGGCCAAGATGTCTTTAGAGATGGACATTGCAGAGTATGCCGCTAGCATTGAAGCTGAAGCCGAAAGTATGAAAGTCGCGGATGAAGGGCTACGCAGCCACTGGGGCAAAGAGTACGATAAAAACACAGCCTCTATTGTAGAGACCCTAGCTACGTTTGCACCCGACGGTGGGATGAATGAAGTCTTTAGAGACAACCCTTCATTGCTATTGGATAAACGTGTTGCGGACTTTATGGTTAGTGTTGCGGATGCGATGGCTGACCCTATCACCCCGGGTATTCCAGCATCAACAGGCGCACGTATGATTTCATCCGTTGCACAAGCCCAAGCACGCAAAGAGCAGATTATGGCTGACCCAACGTTGTCCAATGATTTCGCTATTGGGGGCAAGGCTTTCGACGAAGTCGAGAAATTGAACAAAATAATAACTAACTCAAAATAAATTTAAAGTATTGCATTTTAAAGAATCCTCATATACGATTGACATAATAAAGTTATAAACCGAATATCATCGGTAATGTATGAGGATTTTTTAATGTCTAACTTCACGAATATGAGTACACTGTCCAACGCGCAGCTAACTACGTTCTCTGATTCTTATATCATGCTTTCCGCTGATACCAAGGATAACGTAACAGATTTATTCCAGCCTAAAATGGGCTTCGCTGGTGAGCAATGCTTCATCAACACTTTCGGTTCAGCAGGCCCTGCTAAAAAGCAGACCACCGAGCACGAAATTGCCGAAGCGACCGTATACCCTATTTACCGTCGTATTATGTATCCTTCAAGCTTCTACGAGCGTGTATTGCTTCCTGATGGTTTCACCGACTGGAAAATGATTGCTTCAGCTAAAGGCCCTAGCCAACAACGTATTCAACAAGCTATGGATATCTCACGACGCACTGAAGCGCTCACTTCACTGTTCGCTGATATTACTACAGAGACTGTTAATGAGTTGACCGGCGCTAAGGCGATGACCACTGTAGCTTTCCCAGCAGCCAACCAAGTTGCTTACAACTATTCTGGCGATTTTGCACAAACTGGCCAAGGCTTAACAATGGATAAGCTGAACAAGGTTAAGAAGTTGATGTTCGCTAACTACGTTTCGCCAATGGACGGTATGAACGAAAAAATCAACGTGTTGGTTGATGCCGACACTTGGTTCAAATTCATCGCTGAGTCCATCCTAGTTGATACAACTCAGAAAATCTTCCCCCACTTAGACTCAATTGCGATGGCTCGCGAAGCTAAGTTCATCCCTGGCACCTCATACGAGATGCTTGGTTACAACTTCCGTTTCGTACACGGCCTCCAAGCTGATGCTAGTGGCTACACACGCGTTCCTGTTTTCTTGAACAGTGGTATGCAAAAAGGTAAAGCGGTAATGCCTCTTTACGCTTTCCGCGACCAACAACGAATCAACACCAACGTGATTCAAGCTCAAGAAATCAACGGTTTCTTACGTGTTGAAGATGAAAAAGTTTATGAGATTAAGTGTAACAACTAATCTATAGTTAATCTTAGTTTTACAGTCTAATACCTTAGAGGAGGTAGTCACCAATGGCACCATTAACAACTATGGTCAACGCACAGGATGCGACACGTCTAGCTAACAAAGCTTTGGCAGCACCTACCAACCAAGGTAATGTTGTTGCAGTATCTGTAGAATATACAGCCGCTGTTGCATTAGCAGCAAACGACGTTATTGACTTTGGCCCTGTACTTCACAAAGGCCAGATTCTTTCCATCGTAAACTACGAATGTTCAGCTTTCGGCTCAGGTCGTACTTTCGACTTAGGTTACCAAGAGCACGTATCGGGTGTAGACGGCTCTACAGTAGCAGGCAACATCGACGGCATCATTGATGGCTTAGATGTATCCGATGCAGCTGGTGCGGTTATCGTAAACGTGGCAGGCGAGCCTATCGAACTTACAACAGGCAAGGTTCACTTGCTGGGTAAAGTTATCGGTGACACAATGCCAGTAGCTGCGGTTATCAAATTTACGTTACTCATCCAGCGAGTAATCTAATCTTAGGAGGGCATTGTTATGGCTCTCACTAAAGAGGAAATCATCAACATTGCCCTTGACCGGATTGGTGTCAAGGGTATTGTTGCGGAAACTGATGACCACGAAAGTGCACGCATAGCGGTTCGCCACTATAGTTTTGTATTAAACGACCTTCTGACACGCCACGCGTGGTCTTTTGGCAAGGCGAGAATAACACTCTCACCTAACACAGGCACCCCTGACACAGGGATGAGCTACGAGTTCACTCTGCCGGGGGACTTCTTGCATATCGTTTCAGTAACGCCTTCTGGGGGGCGCACCCCAAATGCGCCTCAGCACTACGGCTACGAGATTATTGAGGATAAGCTTTATGCGGACACTTCTCCTGTTCTGTTGGTCTATATTAATAACAGTCTTATCAATAACCCTCATAAGTTCCCTGCTTATTTCGCTACAGCCTTCGCCGCAGCCTTGACAGCGTCTATACTTCCGGTATTTGACCCTTCACAAGCGGGTAAACAGTTGTACGACCAAGAGGCTGAACGTCAGTTAAGACGGGCTATTGCGTTAGACTTACGTATGAACTCACGTATGGAGATTCCGCCAGGGGTCACACAGCGCGCGCGGTTGGGCTACCCTTCAAGCATATCAGCATTCCCAGACCCACGAAACAGCCTATACCCTTGGGATGCCGTGTAGATGGGTAAGTTCGACGCTTTACAGAACTCGTTCACAGGGGGTGAAATTTCACCTCGACTTAAACGTGGTGATTTAAAGCAAGTCCAGAACGCCTGCCAGACTATGCACAATGGGTATTCTATCCCACTAGGCCCTTTTATTAAACGTCCAGGCACTAAGTTTCAGCGTGCACTTGCTGATGAAGCTAGCCCAGGGCGAATCTTAGATTTCGTACCAGCTATTAATGATATCGCTGTTTTGGAGTTTGGCAACCTCGCAGTACGCTTTCACGACCAGACAGAGGATGCTGTCGTCTCCACAGCCTCTATAACGAACGGAACGTTCACAACTGACCTTAGTGATTGGACTGATGCCGACACAGGCACAGGAGCCGTCACACAGGCCGCAGGGGTCGCTTCCTTCGCTGGCGGGGCTTCAGGCGTCGCTATTTTACAGCAACAACTCAATTATTTAGGTACCCAAGAGTACACCATAACAGGCACAGTGACTACAGGGGCTCTTACAGTCAAGATAGGCACTACACTAGGTGGTACAGAACTCTTCTCAGGCACACTTGCGGTTGGGGTAGGTTCTACTATCTCATTTACACCTGCTGCTGGGGCACCTATAGCTTACTTGCAGTTTGAAAACGCAGCAAACGACACACGGACTCTGGATGATGTCTCTATTGACACGCCAGTATATACACTGGACACTCCCTATACCACAGCTGAACTACCAGATTTATGGGTTGCTCAGTCTGTGGATGTTCTTTATATATTCCACAAAGACCACGTAACACGCTCTCTAAGCTCCTACGCCGCAGGTAAGTGGCAACTAAGAACATTAGAGTACGTAGATGGCCCATACCTCAACCTCAACGTTGATGTGGCTAAAACACTTAACTACGCAGGGACATTAACGGTGGGTGCAACTGGCACAGTAACAGCAGTCGGCCACACCCCCTTCGTAAGCACCGACGTGGGGCGTTTAATACGTTTAGGCCACGCTTCAGCATCCCCTACAAACTGGGGCTATGCTGTGATAACCGTGTTCACCTCCTCTACACTAGTGAGCGTAGAAGTTAAAGCAGCTATCCCAGCCGCAGGGGCCACAAAGAACTGGCGTATGGGCGCTTGGTCTGACACGACTGGCTATCCTACCATTGGCGTGTTCCAAGAGCAACGTATTACGTGTGGAAACCAAGGGTCAAACAGCCAACCTATTGTTGTGAATCTCAGTGAGACCAACGGTTACGACACTGAAAAGCTTTATTTCTCCCCAACATCTCTGACAGACAGTTCTATTGCTGATTCTAACGCTATCTCACGGCACCTAGCGGCTACGGGCGCGAACCCTATTCAATGGATGGTTCCTGGGCCAATGCTTAAAATAGGCACAGCTAATGCTGAGTGGACAGTCGCCGCTGGAGATAGAACAAGAGCTATGTCCGCTAATAACGTACTTGCTTTAGCCCACACTAATAGAGGCTCAGGCCCTAACATAAAGCCACTCGACATTTCAGGCTCAGTACTATTCGTTGACAGAACCAAGCGCGCGTTGCGTGAGTTTGTGTTCGTGTTTAACAAAGACGCTTTCGATGCGGAAGACACCTCTATTTTAGCTGACCATATCTTGCGCCCAGGGGTTAAGAAGGCTGTTTACCAGCAAGCCCCACACAGCTTAGTTTGGTTGCTTTTGGATGATGGAACGCTTGTCACATTCACTTACGTGGACTCACAGCAGGTGAGTGGCTTCGCACGGCACAGCATCAGCGGCACAGACGTGGTTGTGGAAGATATTATCGTCGTACCCTCAGTAAACTTACGTTATGATGAAATATGGCTTATCGTGAAGCGTACTGTTGACGGTGTCGTGAGACGTTTTATTGAACGTATTCAAGAACCATTCTACTTAGAGAACTTAGAGGACGCTTGGGGCTTAGATTGCGCTAAGTTGTACTCAGGAGCAGCAACAACAACCATTACAGGCCTGTCACACCTTGACGGGGAAACCGTGTCTGTCTTTGCTGACGGCTCCTCCCAACCCGAAGTTACTGTTGCTAGTGGTTCCATAACTTTAGAGCGTGCGTTTAGTAGGGTTCTTGTAGGCTTCCCTATACAGTGTGACATCGTAACCACCCCTAAGTTATGGGAGCTGACGACTCAACGAGCAGGTGATAGCACGGGGACTACTATGGGCCGTAACCAACGCATAACAACGCTTTACGCTGAGGTGTTTGAATCCACACCATTTAAAGTTTCCTCAGACGGAACCAAATATGATACAATTAGCTTTAGGAAAGTGTCCGGCTTTACTAACACAGCTACACCACTGAACTCAGAAGTGCATGAAATCCCTATGGGAGGTCGTTACAACAGAGGAGCGGTGGTATACCTAAGACACACGCACCCTGGGCCTTTCACATTGATTCAGCTATCTGAGGACGGTATTGTAAATGGTATATAGAGAGCCTGTCACACCCGAAGAATATTTATCTGTCTGCCGAAGTGGGCCTAAAGCCTACCCAGTGACCGAAGTGGATGCGATAGACACTTGCAACGTGTCCTTCAAGACCGCACGCCTGAGCGCTAATGGCCAGTCTATCGCACTTGCTGGAGGCTACTTTTCAAGGGCTGGAGTGATCTCTGTTTGGGTACGAATTTCAGATGAAGCGGCTGTCACACCCATAAAGACTATCCGTTGGTTCAGGCGTATGTTACAATGTACCCTAGAGGAGTACCCTGCTATCCACCGTATGGAGGCGCATTGTATCTCTGATAGACCGGAGTACGCAAGGCTCATAAAATTATGTGGTTTTGAGTACGAATCCACTATGATGCAGGGGTTTAGCCCCACACGAGATTTACTAGTATTTAGGAAGCTCACAGGAGAAAGCTAATGGAGATTATTGGAGCCGCGATGGCCATTGGCGCCGCAGGAGGTGGTGCCGCAGCAGCAGGAGGTGGTGCCGCAGCAGGAGCAGCCGAAGCAGGAGCCGCAGCAGGAGCAGCAGGCACAGCCGCCGCCGCCGCAGGAGCCGCCGCAGGAGCTACAGCATCTTTGGCCGCTGGCTTGTCTGGCACATTAGTCTTAGCGAGCTCAACCTCACTAGGTGTAGCCGCTTTCGGTACCGCCGCAGCAACCGCCGCCACAGCAGCAACCGCAGGGGGCATCAGTTTGGGTACCGTACTAGCTGGTGTAAGCCTCGTAGGGGGTATTGCCACAGGAGCTGGTAAGTTTATGCAAAGCAGGGCCCAGGCGGACTACGCGTCCGCGCAGGC